AATATGCTAACCCTGAAAGTTTAGATTATAATGAAAATGTTTTAAGATTTTTAAGTTTATATGGATATGGCGATGGCAAAACTGGACCTGGTGAAGCATTAGCTAATTTATTAGAAGAATTAAGAGGTAAGTAATGAGTGGAATAAAACTAGATATTAAGAGTAGATTAAATAAGAAAAATTTAGAAAACCTTGCATTAGAAACTCAGAAATCTGATAGCACGGCAATAGCATTGCAAGAGCAAGCTCGTTTAGATTCTATCGCTCGTGCTGATAGTATTAAATTAGAAACTTTAAAACATCTAAAAACAGCTCAAACATTACAAGATTTAGAAAAATTAGACAGTCAGTTTGTAGAAGGTCAACCAATGTCTTCTGTGTATTTAAACCCTGAATACCAAACGCAAAGTGAAGATGCAATATATAGTTTATTAGAAGATATGATTGTTCATGAAGCACAAACAAATATATCTGATGATTATCAAGCTTTTAATTTATTGAGGCAAGAATTAATTAATATACACTCTCCATATCAACATGTGGTATATGACCCAGCAATTGGAGGGCAAGCAGGTTCAGATTTTGGTCCAGATTTAATGGATATATCTACTAATCCTAACCTTATAACTATTAAAGAAGAAGGATTTAAACCTATTAATAGATGGTTTCAAGGAGCAAATAATATAGATAAAATATGGCCATCAGATACTAAAAAATTTAAAGAACCTTCAAAATGGGAAAGCAACGTAGAAGATCCACTTGGATTTAACATATCTACATATTTAGAAGAAGGTCCATATTATAAAACAGAAGATCATGATTTCAGGTCTGCTACTGTAGCTAGAATGGTTGCTAGTGACCAAGAAATTAGAGATTTAATATTAGGAAGGGCAGACTTAAATGAAAAAACTGAAAAATGGGAAGTTTCAGGAGGTTTAGTTTCTTTAATTGACAGTTATAATATTAGTGGAGAATCTGAAACATGGAGCTGGATGAAAGAAAGTTTTGGATTTAGATCTAATACTTTAAAAATTATAGATATAGCTTTAAAAGCTAAAAAAATGGGAAGAAATTATTTTACTGACCCTGGTGGATGGATGACAGAAAAAGGTGCTTTTGAATGGTTTGGTCCTACTAGCTATAATGTTTCGGGCATTAGTATGGAAATGGAACAAAGACTATCTGCATATCCAGTAGAACAACAAAATATAATAAGACAAAGTTTGCAGGAGGCAGTTAATTTAATATATTCTAAAGGTTCAAAAATTGAAGAGCATGCTAATGAGTTAGTTAATAAATTTGAATCATACCAAGCACAGTTCTCAGGAAAAAGAGGTTTATCACCTAGGTTAGATGGACCATCTCAAAATAAAGATTTAATAGCAGCGGAAGAATATAAAAGAGATTTAGATGGGTCCATAAAAGCTTATAAGGCTATCTCAGGCGTTGATTTTAATGTTCATGAAGCTTTGAATAATATATCAATTAAACATTTGGAGGAAGAGCTAGAAAAATTACCTGATTCAGAAAGAACAGATGCAATCGATCAATATTTAATTAATTTGACGCAAGTTGGCGGACAGTAGAATAAAGGGGAACATATGAGTTTAGAAAATGATATAGCTCTTTTTTTAGCTCGAGAAGAGAAACGTAAGACACAATTGGGTCAAATACCTGTTGACTCATCCACAGAAAGAGTATTAGCACAAAATCAAGAAAATCAACAATTACCAGTAGAAAATTCAATATACTCTAATGCTATTATGAATTCTGTTGTAAATGCAAATAGAGGTCCTATGGCTGAGTTTGTAGGTGAAATGGCTTGGGGTTTTGCTGATGAATACACTTTAGGTGGTCTTGGTATGGCTGAAGAATATGATTGGCTTGAAAGATCTACTGGCTCTAAACCTTTACAACAAGGCTTAGAAGGATTTAGGGATATAACCCAGGGTGGTAGAAAGTTAGTTGACCCTGCAACAGGTGAATCTTTTAGACCAGGTCCTGAAAGTTTTCTAGGTAAATTAGGTGGAGGTGTTGGTGTTGTAGGTGGTTTTATAGCAGGTGCTCCACAAAAAATACTTAAAATAGGTGGCAAAGCATTAACTTGGGGAACTGCAAAACTTGCTCGTAAACAAACATTTACTAAAACTTTAAAACAAATACAAAAGGCTACGGAACCATTAACTAAAGCATCGCCAGAAGCAGCAATATTTAATACTGCATTGCACGGAGCAACATCGAGAGCAGTCATTACAGCAGCAAGACCAGGTAAATTAAATAATGTAGATAATTTTGTACAACATATTAGTTCAGGTATCAAAGGTAGTGTTGATGATGCTGTAGAATCTGGGTTATTAGATAGAAAAACAGCTGAGTCTTTAGGTGATGTTTATACCAAATATTTGACAGATAGACCTTTAACGTCTATGGTTGATTATTTTACAACTAATGCAACAAATTCTAGATTAGCTTATACAGTCGGTAGTATCATACAAGAAGGTTTACAATTTGGAATTTTAGATGGAATTAGAGCTGGTGTGCATGTAGGTTTTGGTCTTGATGATGAAATACACCACCATTATGATTTAATGGAGCCTGTTTGGGGATTAGGTATTGGTGGAGCATTTGGTGCTTTAAAATGGATGAAACCTAGGGGCAAGTCTTCATCAAGTAGAGTTGATTTTAAATCAGGTGTTAGAGCTGCTTTAGAAGATGGAAAGAGTATATTAAAAACTGATAGTTATGCTGTATTAAAAACTAAAACAGAGGCTATTGGAGCAGATGCAAAAACATTAGGGCAACATATACAGCAAGTTAAAGTTGGTCAAAAAACATATTCATTTGATTTAACAAGCGTAGAAAGTGAAATTAATAGAATTTTATATGATGCTAGCAGAACTGCCACAGATCAAGCTAAAGCAGATTTACTTAGAGAAGTATTAGGTAAAACAGTTAACGACTATGGTAAGCAATTAATGAAATGGGCTTGGAAAGAAAATTGGGCAAATGTAGCAGAAAATTGGCCTAAAATGGTATTGGGTGCAGGTATTATGAATGCTAGATTATATTATGATATGTATCAAGGTCAACCTGTTGGAACAGATGATTTAATGGTAAATGTATTAATAGGAGCTTATTTAAACAGACGTGGTACACCAAAAAGAACAGATATGTTTCCAGAAACAGTTCAAAGATTAAGGTCTGGTTTGCATACTTTAAATATATTACCAAAAGAATACATAAGAACAAATCCTTTTAGAATGATGCCAACTTTAGACCCTGCACGAAGCAGTTCTATGAATCCGTTTGCATCTGATATAGAATTAAATAAAATAGTACAAGCAGCAAAAGAATTAGGTTTAACTACTAATAACTTTGATAAAATAGACCAACCTATAGAAATTGTTAGCGGGGCAGGTGGTTCTAAAATTATAGATTTTGCAACAGGATTTGGCAAACGTTCTGTTAATCAATCTGGAGAGCCTTTGCCATTATTTCATGAATTTTATAGATTCTTAGAAGGTGCTACTGCTGATAAGTATGTTAGGAATTTAGACAATATTCCAGAATCAGCAGCATTAAAAATAGAAAAAATGTTAGAGCAAAAGTTTAGCAATGAAGCTGATATGCGTACTTATATGCGTAAACGAGTTGATAATGCAGGTGATAGGTTTGAAGCAGAAATTGTAGGCTCTACTGTTGATTTAATGAGCATTTTAGGTGTATCTACAGGCGGTAAAGGTGATGGTAGTATTGGTAAAATACCTAGTGTTATAACAGTTAATGATGTAATTATGAAAGCTGCTGAAGCTGGAACATTGCATAATTATATTGATTCATTTAAAGGTGTTAAAAATCAAGCAGATGCACTAAGAAATATTCTTAAAAAAGCAAATATTATGACTAATACTACTTTTGAATTAATGAGAGCCAATAAAAAAGAAACAGATCAAGCACATATTATAAAAGATTTTGCTCAAATAGAAGCAATAAGAGAACTGATTAAAACTAGAGAAATTAGTATTAATAATGAATTAGGTATTAGAAATGATGCTAGTAATGCGTTTAAATTTGAAAATGCTTGGCAACTAACCACATATCTTAAAAGTAGATTAATGAATAGAAAAGCTAGTATTTTTTCTAAAATATTAGATAGAAATTTAGATGCAAATCAAGAAATGTTTCAAGTCTTATTAGACTCAGGTATATTATCTGCAGATGGTTTAAATTTAAACCCTAGGAGAGTATCTGACATTTCTAAAATTAATATTGTAGATAATAACTATGTAACATTGAAAGATAGTAGATTAGTTAGCGATAATCAATTATTTTTAAGCTCAGTATTAGAAGTATTAGGGGCGAAAGGGCAATATAATGTACATGAAAACCCTGTTAATGTTACTACTGGTCAAATACAAAGATTAAGAAATTATTTAAATAATAAAGGTGTAAATACAGATGGTCCTTCATTAGCTGCATTTTCTACCGAGGTTGTTAGAAGAATTACATTTCAGAATTTTAGAGATTCTAAATTAACTCAAGAAAATGTAGGAGTATTTCAAGCATTTCATTCTTTAGGTGGTGTAAACGCTCAAGACGGAAGTTTTCATATAATGAAATATGATAGAATATCAAAAGGAAAGCCCGTTGGAATTATTGCAAATAAAATAGCATATGAAGGTAGTGATGTTAGAATACGGGAAATTGTAAAGGAATATAATGCGTATGTTAATTCTATGATTCAAAATGGAAAAGTAGAAGGCAAGCAAGAAAATTTTGTAAAAGAAGGAGCTTTATATACTATTACAAATGAAAACACCTTTTTAACCATACAATCAGTATTGTATGATGCAATACATAAAACCGAAGGAACTGCTAGAAAAGAATTGATGGATTTTATGTTGCAAGATTTAGGCAAAAGCAAAGCAAGAGATGCTACTTTGACATTTATGTCTGCTTATCCTGAAAAAACGTCTAAATTAGTTAAATTAATGATAAATAACGGTACTTTAGAACTTAAAAAAAATGATGGTAGTTTAGACGGTACATACGAATATTATGTTAATAAAGAAAAGTTTAATCAAAAAGCAATACAGCAAAAGATATTAGAATTTATAGACAAACATGGTATTAATTTAGATACTTTGGAAACAATGACTTCTAATGCTGAAAAGCAATTAGAAACTTATTTAGAGCAAAGGTATGGAGTTGGAGATCATAAAGCTGGAATCACTGTCAATGAGTTCTTTAAAACTTATTTGCCTGAACATCCATTAGAGCCTACTAAAATGAATGAATATTTAGTTGATAAAATATATGACATGAATAATAATTTAAGAGATTTTACAGCTATTAATGAAATATTAAATGAAATGAATATTCCTAGAGGTAAAGAACAACAAGCTTATCAACATTTAATGCAAATTATTTCTAATAAAGTTCAAGGAACAAGTAAAAAGGTTATATATTGGTCAGATGGGGAAGTTAAAGTAAAAGATACAGACTTAGCATCTTATAGAACTCCTTATTTTACAATGTTAGATAAAATGGGCATAAAATATGCTTTAGTTGATGGAACTTCACATGATTGGGTATTACATCCAGAAACAAATAAATTATTATATCAACCTTTAGATATATTCCAAAATAATTCCACAATTATAGGCAAAGCAGACAGACAGATGATACAACAAAGACGTGAACTATTTTTGGATATGCTTAATTCTAAAAAAGATATAGAAGGTTTTGAAGCGGGAATGTCTTTTATAGAAATGCCTGGATTAAAAATGTCATTAGCTGTTAGTAATGCTGATATAGATTTAGTTAGAACAGCTTATAATGAAATGTATGCAAGGCAAATAAAAAATGCTCCTGAAAATAGTTTAGCTAAAAAGAAATTAGAGCATTATAAAAAAGCCTTAGAAGAATCTATAGGCATGAATGATTTTCATGTTCCAGAAGCAATTAAAATGTTGATGGCAGAAGCTATGTTTGTTGGTAAAAATAAAAATCAGTTAATAGATTATTTGGAAATGGCTCCTGGCAATACAGATTTAAATAAGATGTATGTTGGAAGGCAAAAACTTTTTAATACAATGAAATTTAAAAGAATTGACAAAGATTTAATTAGAGCATTTCAAGAATCAAATATGTTTACAAATGGTAGTCCTGAAGACATTGTTATTGAAAAATATATGAAGAATAATAAATTTGGCGTTGCTCTATATAACGATGGTTTGGCTAGTTTTGATTTAAAGAATTTATTCAATACAGAAATGAAAGACCCTAATGCTTGGCAAAAATATTATGGAGATAGAGCTAAAGAATCTTCTCATGATAGTATTAGTTTTATATCAAAAGAAATGGCAGACTTTTTAGGCATTGCTTATGGGGCTCCTGGTTCTAAAGTTTTTAAGCCAGTTGTAAGCTCTCAAGGGGAGAGTAATTTATTATATGGTAAAACTCAATTTGTCTATGACCCTAAATTAGATAATTTCTTTAGTAAAAATAAAGGTGTTGATATATTAATGGCTTCATCTGCTGAAAAATTGAAATTATATCGAGATAATGAAATATTACAAGTAGAGAAACCAGACTTTTATAAAATAGGCGCAATTGGTAGCGAAAAAATTATAGACATACCTTTAGATGCAATAGGTGTTCAAAAAATTCCTGATCATTATACTCCAGGCAAAATAGCTCCAAGTATAATGAATAGTTATACAGATATAGATATAGCACGTTCTTTGTATGCAGATTATTTTGCTGATAATATTGCTAACGGGATGACAAAAATGGCAGATGTGTTAAAAAATCCTTTCGTTGAATATGAATTGATGAGACGTATAAAAGAAGGTCAGAGCACAGGTAAGTATGAAGACTTAGAGTTGCTAGACAGTTATAATTCTGCTCAAAGTTTACAATTAGAGTGGCTTAAAGTAAGTCCTTATGCTTCTATAGATGTATTTGGTCCTAATGCTAAAATGAATCCATTGAAGGCTAGGTTTTTAGACCAAGCTATGGCTCCTAGTACTGAATATAATTTTAATAATAAAACATATAGATTTGGTGGTAAATCTACTTTAATGCAAACAATGGACACTGCATTAAAAGGAACTTTATTTAACCCAGAAACAGGTAAAATAGAGCGTTATGGAGAAATTATGCTTCCTAATGAAGTTGGTGGCGAAGCAATAAAATTTGATGCTCGTAATTACAAAATGAAAGTTATTAATAGAAAAACAAATGAAATTTCAGATGCTGAAACAATATTTGATAAATTTGCAGGTGAGAAAAATTTTACATATGCAGACATAGTAAATAGCGCTAGACCTTTAGAATCTTTATTTAATGTATTTGAACGAGGCGCTTTAAAGGAATATGATATAGCTATAACAACTTTAAGATTTCCTAGAACAAGGCCTAATGATTTAGCTTTATTAAGATTAAGAGGATTTAAACAAGGGTCAGGTAATGTTGCTGAAGTAAATCCATTTGATGTATATCATATATTTGAAGGTGATTATGATATTGATGCTGTAGATTATATGTGGGCTGGTAGTGATGCTTGGTATAGTAATATCAAAAGACAGAATAGAGTATTTGTTCCTACTGCTGATGCAACTAAAACAACTGAAATATTACCAGAGATAGAACTAGGTTCTTTAAATCCATCAAAAGCAGCAAGAGAATGGAGTGTATTAAATGGTAATCAAAGAGCTATGTCAGGAGCTAGAGGTTTAGTGCAAGCAACTTCTGCATTGGTAAAACATGTTGATAATATTTCTGCTTCAAAAAGAAATGAAGATGGAAGTATAAGAAAAGTATTGTTAAGGAACCCTAATAAAAAAGAGGGAGAAATAGGTTATTGGGAAGTTGAAATGGATTGGAATAATGGAGATCTTCATTTACGACAAGCATTAGAAGGTCAAATACTATTAGATGCTTCTTCTCCTGACCCAAATTTAATTAAGAAAGTAAGAGATTGGAGATACGATTTTTTATTTCCTGAATTTAATCCTGACCCACTATTAAATAAAACTTTATCAAAAGATGATTTTATTATGCCAGATGGCTCTTATCATACTACAAATTTAAGAAGCTTTATAGATGGTAAAAAAACATCTGCTAGTGAATATGCAAATCACAGAGTAAGATTGTTTAGACGATATGAATATGTAATGGAAAATGGTAATCTTGTAAAAAAAGAAGTTAAATTGCAAGAAATTGATAAAGATTTAATAAAAGGTATTATGACAGAATATTCTAAATTATTAGAAGTATCACCTGGGAGGAAAGTATATCAAAATGGTAGTAGTAAAAATGCAAACTATGAAGATATATTAATAAGAGGTCAGAGATACTTTTTAAATGCTAAGAATTTTAGAGGTAATATGTTCCGTAAGATTAAAAATCAAATGGAATATGATGATATTTCTAAACAGAATTATAATAAATATACTAGAACTGTTAATTCTTTATTAGGAAATCAATATATGGATTATTTTGCTCCAAAATCATGGAGAACAGTAGATGCAAATAAAAATGTAAAATATGATAAAACAAAATCATGGGCTACAAAATCTCCTTTTCCTAAACAATTAGAACAAAATATGATGGATAGACATTCAGGCAATCAAGGTGGAGTAGTAGAAAGAATGATTAGAGAAATATACTCATCAGATCCATTAAATACTTTACATACAAATACTAAATTTTTAACTAAAGATTCCTTTATAAAACAAGAGAATTTAGCTAATGAATTATTACATAATGATGCTATGGATATAACAGAAATGAATAACTTTATACCTGCATTATTAGGCAATATAAATAAAGATATATCTACCATAAATAGTTTAAAGTACCAATGGGTTAAATTAAACAAAGGTTATTTTAAAGGTAAAAAAGCTAAACTTGATGAGCTTAATAAGAAAATTCAACAAATGGAAGAAAAATTAAAGCCATTGTTAAATAAAGAGTATTGGAAAACTAGAAAAACAAAAGATATAGACAGATTTAATTTAGTAGACATACAGAGCGATAAAAATATTATTGATGGAACAGTACAATTTTTTACTTTAGCTCATTTAGCTAGGGCATTTCCTCATAATAATAATAGTTTTGGATTTAAATCAGATTTAAAAGAACTTAGATCTTTCTTAGGTTCTCAATATGCTGGTCAAAGAGACCTTTGGGGAACAGGTGACTATGCAAATAGAGGAATATTTACTACTGAAACAAAACGTAAATTAAGCGATATAATGTCTACAAAAGAGATAGAAGCAAAATCAGAAGACATGCTATTAAGGGCAATTGAAAAACATGGTATATCTTTTTTATGGGAATTTGCAATGCCTAGTGCTTCAAGTACTGAAAATAAAATAGGCATTTTTAATGGAAATGTTATGCCAGTGGCTATTAACCCTAGCGGAAACTATAAAAGGGTCGTAAAGTTCCTATTAAAGGGTAAAACAGGCCAATTAGGAGAAGCAACTTATCAAAGATATAGCACTGATCATTTTAAAGCAGTTTTAGAAGGTCTTGCAGAAATAGATTTTACATGGAGAAGATTTTTTAATGGACAAAATCAACACTTACCTTTAGATGCAATGGAAGCTTCTAAACTTATTACGTATCAAATGCCTAAATGGTCATGGAAAATGAATAATATGTTTAGTAAGTATACTGATATTAAAACTGATAAAGAGATTAGTCCTTATAATCCTTTTGGAATGGGTAAGAAATATGACATGAATATAGCATTTTTCAGATCTTTATCTAATTTAGATAGGAGCATAAATGGAAACTCTTTTGATACTGGAACCGCTATATTATCATATACTAATCAAATAATGATGGAAAATGGTTATATAACCCCTCAAAAACATTTAGCTTTAATGGCAGATGTTTCTAGCAGATTGGGGCCTATGATGGAAAAAGTATTTCCAAGCACTGTAGATATACATACAGGAAATGCTGTTCCAATAAAGCCTTTTGATATGCTAAATAATCCTATGTATATTTTATTAGGCGGTAGTCATATGTCTGGTAGTGGATACAGTTTAGATTCTTGGAAATCATTAAGTAAATATGAAAAAATAACTATGAATAAAATGTTACAACAAGTGAAAGATATGAAAGACACAAAAAAAGATAGCTGGAAAGAATCATTCTTTGAAACAGATATTAGATTAGATATTAATAAAAAAGCGGAGGATTGCTAATGCCTTGCGGACCATCAAAAAGACATTTAGATATTTATAAATTAGGTGATAAATTTATGAATCAACCTGAAGTAAAATCTTTGTTTGCTAACCCTAGTGATTTAGTAACAAAAAAATATTTTCAATTGTTTGGATTTAAACCAAGTGAGTGGAAAGCATTTCAGCCTACAGGAGCAGACGTTCGTAAATTTAAACAAGAATTAAAATATATGCTTAAACAAATTAAAAAAGATCAAATTGTTGGAGGTTTTGCAAAGAATTTATATACTACATCTGGAGTTGTAAGAAGGAATCCATTATTAGGGGAGCTATATGACAATTATTTACACATTAACCATGAGTATAAAGGTAGACAAATACTACAAGAGCAAGATTTTTTAAAAGTTATGGGTTATTTAAAAGATGAGTCAACTATTACAGGAATGTTAGGTGGTTCAGGTACTTTTAAAAAAGCTACTAAAAGAGCGAGAGATTTAGAATCTAATATTGAAAAACTACTTATAGACTCTAAAAACAATGTTGCTGGAGCAGATGTTGAGCTATCTAAAGCCATGGGTAAGTTAGATCGTTTTTTAGCAAAAGGTGAAGGTAAAATATTTAAAGACTTTGTTGAATTGGTAGAATCTAAAGACAAAGGTTTAAGATCTATCCCAGAGGTAAAAGATATTATTAAAGATAGGTTAGGTAAGCATTTAACTAGTAAAAATATTAAAGACATTAAAACTTCAATTATTAATTCAGGCATTACTAAATCTGCTAATATGCAAAATGCTTTATTAAAATATGTAGAAACAATGCATACTCAATATAATACTTTGACTAATGGAGTATCTGCTTATATTAAAGGTCAGCAAGAAGCTTTATTAGCTAAGGGTGTGACAGATATTAAACAATTAGAAGAAATTAGAATGAAATTATTAGATCAACTTTTACCAGATGAGAAAGCTGGTTATTATCCTCACTTTAGATATGATTTAAATTCTTTATTTTTAGATGGATTGATGCCAAGATTACAAAAACTTTCTGAATCTACAGCTCTTGGTAAAGAAGGCGGTATAGAAGCAGCTATAAATGATTTAAATGTATATGTTTCTTCCAGAACTAAAAAAAGAACTAAAAATTTAAACAGTAAGATGTATTCTATGAATTTTCCAGTTGTAATGAAAAGATATATGGATGAAATAAACAGGTTTAATTTTGTTGCTCATACTCAAATGAATACTATGAAAACTTTAAGAGAAGCTAAAAATGCCTTTGCTAAAGGTAAGGATTTAGAAGGCTATGGTTCTCAATTAGTTGAAATGGTTAAAGATTTAAATCAAGCTCAAATGGGAACTAAGCAAATTGAAAGTGATTTTTTTAGAAATGCTAGTAGAGCATTATTAAATTTGGAATTTACATCTAAATTAGGTTTTAATATGAGGTCTGCTGCTCGTAATGCTACTCAAGGGTTGTTAAATTTTGTAGAATTTGGACCATTCCATATGAAAAAATCTCAAGAATTTTATAGAAATGAAGAAATGTCTAGATTAGTGGATAAAGCGATGGATGAATCTGGAATTAGATTTACAGAAATGACTCCTGAATTATTAGAAACAACTGGTAGTAAAGGTGTATTTAATGAAAGGATTAAATTTGAATCAACTGGAGAGATAGTATTTAAAAATCCATCAAAAATGTCGCAATTTGCTGATTTAACTGGTAAACTAGCTGCTGCTTCTGGGTCTGGTAAATATGGTCTTGGTATTCAAAATCCATTAAATATGATGAGCGTTGAAAATGTTAATAGAAAAATGACATATAGATTTGCTTTTTCTAAAATGTATATGCAATTAAATTCTAGTAGTGGATTTAGAAAAATGATGGTAGATAAATTTCAAAAAACCAGAAAACGTGACATGACTGACGCTGAATATAATGCAGAGTTATTTAAAAGATCTAGAAATTATGCAGAAAGAATGACTACTTTGCTTCATTTTGATTATTCTACTGTATCTAAATCTAAATTAATGAGAAGTCCTATAGGTAGATTTATGTTTCAATTTCAACATTATGCTCATAAATTTGCAGAATACAATTTTGGAATTTTGAGAAATGCTAAACACGGATTAATGGCTGGTGAAGTTGGCTGGAATGGTGAAGTTGGTAAAGCTTATAGAATGGGTATTGCTTACGCTGTAGTTCCAGCATTATTAAGTGCTTTTACAAAAAATGATTGGTTTAGAATGATTCAACAAGATAGTGCTCAAAGAATAAGTCAGTGGTGGACATTCTTTACTGGCGATGAAGAAGATTTTGAAAAAGCAACATATGGAAGAGGTGCAATTGGCGGAATGATTGGATTTCCTGTATTGTCAGATGCATTAGCTGTTGCTGAATTAACAGAATTATGGGATTTAAGTGATTCTGAATGGTTGAAATTTGCTATAGGATACAATGATATGGCTAGTGTTAGTAATGATCAGAAAATAGCTAAATTAGCTAGTATAGTAAATATACAAGCTGGTAGAATTTTATATCATACAGGTCCTATTGCATTAAGAGGTGGTATTGGTACTGCACTTCAACATGAATTAGGGTTATACCCTACTTCTAGAGCTAAAGATATGCAAGAAAACGTTGGACGTGTGTTGCCTAAACCTATCGGTGATGCACTTGATAGATTAGACAAACACATATCCAAAGCTCGTAAGAAAAAAATCAAACCTAGTGGTTTTTAACTTTTTCCAATTCTAGCCATCATATCATTTTTAAAATCTTGTAATATGAGAATAATTTTACCTATTAATTCAATATTTCTAGGTAAATATTCAGGATCATCTCCTTTGGCTTCCATTTTCTTAATTAACGTAGTTAAAACAGTTAATTCATTTATTTCTTTCTTTCTTTTTGCAAACATACTCCCTCCTTTATTAATTCAATAAATTCTTCAAATTCAATTACAGCGTATACTTTAGATCTATTTCTTTTAATCACTAGTACAGGACTTCTATCTTCGCAATTTCCTTCACATTGCTCTAATGATTGCCATAAATTTAATCTTTCGGTATTTTTACATTCAAAGCTGTAAGGAATAAACTTTTTCGCTGAAGGAGATAGCACAATATCTTCGCCTCCCATCCCCATAGTCTGTGATTTAATATCATCATACTCTAGACTCGGAACCTTCGTCCATAGGTCCACAAAGATATACCTAAGTTTATCCCTTACTAAATTTTGTAAATTTCTACCCTTTGCTTTTGCGCTCTTTGGCTTCATATTCCTCCCTTATTCTTAGTTTTTCTAATGCATCCCATTTATCTTTATCAGATGTTGGACTGTATGCCCATTCAAGGCTTCCCTTTATTTTTTCTGGAGGTACGATTTCCTCTAAGCTGTCATTATATTTAATTCCACACTTACATTTAAACCATACATCTTCAGAATCCATAGGATATGTAATCTTACTTTTCTCCTCCATTGTCTTCTCCAGTAATTTTCTTTCTTATTTCTAGTATTTCTTTTTGATACTCGTGAAAATCAGCAGTATCTTTCTTAAATTCAATATATTGTTTTAAAGAATTGCCTATATTTTCAATCATTTGAACAGCAATATTGTTAACATTAGTTAACATTTCTACTTTTGCGACAATTTCTTTATTTGTTGGCTTTTTTCTTTCCATGATTTTTTACCTGTCTCCCTCTCTGCGCATTTAGTGCACACTGTTAGTTTAGCATTTGTTATAGAACCCACCCACATCCACTTATCAGTGAATCTAGATTCTTTACACATATCACATCTATGAAATTCTCTTCCTAGATTTTTAGTAATAGAACCCATTAAAGACCTAATCCTTCTAATCTTTTATGTAGTTTCTTCTTATCTTCATTTGGAAGTTTATCAAAATACTCCATGAACATATCATAAGCATATTGATATTTAATCAGTCCTTCTAAATCATCTATGTAATCATCTTTTTTATCGAAAAATTGTTTTATGTAGCTCATTTTACTGGCTCCTTTCCTCTTAGTTTGCATTGGTACCTATATCTATGTCTTTTATGATAGTTCCAAGGTGTGAAATGTGTATAATCACTCTCCTTTGGGTTTCTACCTAATTTAAGATCAGTTCTTGTGACGAAATGCATATATTCACTTAATCTCATTTGGCATTTCCTCTCTTTCCAGACCATATGTTGGCATATCTAGAAATGTTACAATAGTTCCATCTCTTTTTTGTTGCCATACTTTTTTATTTATAGGGCAATATCTTATTCTGGTCTTACCCCAATTTCTTTTATTATTCATATATTCTCCTTAAAAGATGTATCTTATTTCTTGCCAAGGCAGCACAAAGTTATGCAATTCTTTAAACTTTGATATACAACGCCATTTATAATCATACTTATACCTAATATTAGTATTGCCATATTGAGATATTTTAGTTTCTTGTATGTTAGGCTTCCATAATAACTCTTCTTGTTCTGTTTTATTTGATTCTAAGTTATATTTATGCATTGCTTTATTATGTGTTAAGAATATTACTTCACATTTTACTTTATCTTTAATACTGTTATCAACATACTTATCAACAGTTTCAAATAAATCTATATACATATCTCTAGATTCTTTATGTACTATAATTGGTGAGTAATTTAAATGCACATCATC